TTACATCAGAAAGTACTTGACTTTCTGGGAAAAACAAGTAAAGAGCAATTAGAAAAAATGATTAGTCCTAAACAGATTAGTAATTTTTTCTATATAACCTATGAGGAGGTTGAACGTGACATCATTGTCCCAATCACTTCTGGCCAAGAAAATAGACTTGGAATCACAGTGGAACAAGTCTTATCTTGAACAGGGAAAACTAACGACTGATATGCAGTGGTTAGACGTTGAGTTGAAGGAAGTCAAAAGACAAATTCTTCAACAGGATCTTGAAGCCGCTAGACAAGAAAATAACCTTGTTTTAAGCGAAGAAGAAGATCCAGCATTTATAGCTAGCTAAACTAGTTATATAATTGGAATAAAAGTGAGAGAAACTTAAGCCACCTCTTGCTCTTTTTAAAAAATTAAGCTATATTTAACATACTATACATTAACATCTGATGTAGACGCGTATAGTCGACATTGCCTAATGACTGCATTGGATTAATAGGAGGATAATAAGATGACTACAAAAAGTACATTTCAAGGATACGTAAGAACTTACGGAGGAGAAGATAGAAATTCTGGTGTTACACCAGGAACTCTAATTGCTTCTGAAGTTATTACTTTCTTGAGTTCAACAGCAACTGCAACTGCAGTGTCTGTTGGAGCAACAGTAAACGCTAACGCTCCATTCGTGTTACCACAAGGAGCTATACCAACTAATTTTATAGTTTTAACAGCAGCAGGAACAACTACAACTGCAACTATTAATTTTGGTTCAGCAGCTAATGCAACTAGTATTGCACAAAATTTAGTTGTTGGTGCTAGAGCAGCAGTATTAATGACTGGAGCTTCAGTTATTGCTACTGGTCTTCCAGCTAATACAACAGTTGTTGCTAATGTTGGAAGCACAGCAGGTTCAGGAAACGTTACAGGTGTATTTGTATATACATTTGCTGACCAAACTGCACAACCTGGTGAAATAGGTCCAGCTTAATTAATTTTTAATGGAGCTCCTTCGGGAGCTCTATTAATATAAGGAGATAAAATGAGTTACAAAAGTGATGTAAAACCAGTCGTTACAAGTTCTACAAACGCAGTTCTTTTTACAGGACCTACAAGACTTCGTGGTTATATGATTCAATCGACAGGAAGTTCAGGAACAGCAATTATTAATGGTTTAGCAAATGCTACAACTGTTAGTTCTTCTACTAACACGCAAGTTTATATTCCAATTCAAGTTGCTGCTAATCAAACTGAAACATTAAATATTCCTGAAGATGGTGTTTTATATGCCACAAGAAATGGAACAGCAATTGTTGACGGTATTGGTGTAACTGCTAATAGTAGTGCATTAAGTATTACGCTATTTATAGACAAGTAGGAGAGTAGATGACTACTTCCGGAACTACGAGTTTCAATCTTGAACTAGATGAGCTTTTTGATGAAGCTTATGGACGTGTAGGTATTGGAGGAACTAGAACTGGTTATCATTTAAAAGCAGCAAGAAGAAATTTAAATATTTTATTATCTGAATGGGATAATAGAGGTGTACATTTATGGAAAGTAAAATTAGCTACAATTCCATTAGTATTAGGACAAGCTGAATATAGTTATACTATTGATCCGACAAATTATCCAAACGATATTAATGATGTATTAGAAGCATATATTAGAAATAATACTTCACCTAATGCTTCATTACCAACGGATACCTCATTAACTAAAATAGATAGATCTGCATATGCAGCGCTACCTAATAAATTATCACAAGGAACACCTTCTCAATATTATGTTCAAAGAACATATCAACCAAGTATATTTTTATATCAAACACCAGGATCTGGATTTTCTAGTCAAAGCACACCAAGCAATTATCAATTAAGATTTTATTATCTTGCAAGAATTGAAGATGCTGGAAAATATACAAACACTCCAGATGTCGTATTTAGATTTTTACCATGTTTAACTTCTGGTCTTGCTTACTATTTAAGTATTACTTACCGACCAGAAAAAACTGAAATGTTAAAGTTAGTTTATGAAGATGAATTACAAAGAGCTTTACAAGAAGACGGTCAACGCACCTCGTTATTTATATCACCAAAAACATTCTATGGAGATGGTGTATAATGACAAGTTTTGCTACAGGTAAAAGGTCTTACGCCATATCAGACAGATCTGGCCAACGATTCCCGTACGACGAAATGGTAACCGAGTGGAATGGATCATTTGTTCATTATACAGAATACGAACCTAAACAACCTCAATTAGAACCGAAAGTACCAGGCAACGATCCGCAAGGATTGCTCAACGCACGACCAGATCGTGTAGAGCCATTATCAGTTGTGCTATTAGCTTTTAATCCATTACTATCAACAGCGGGTAGTTCTACTATTTTAGTTAATGAACCAGGTCATGAAAAAACGACAGGAAATAAAATTATATTTACAAATGTAAATGCGGTAAATGGATTTACTAATGCTATGTTAAATACAACACTTGGATTTTCATTAACAGTAGTTAATACTAATCAATATACAATCAACGGACAGACTCTCGCGAGCGCGAGCGGGAACTTTGGTGGACAACCTTCAGTTGGTCCTTCTGCAGTTGCACTCCCTAATAATGCTTTTGAAGTGACAGCAGGTAGTTCTACAATACAAGTGAATCAACCAAATCATGGTAAAATAACAGGTAATACTGTTCGATTTCAAAATTTAACAGTGGTGAATGCTTTTTTAACTTCTTCAGGATTTCAACAATCAGTCTTAACAACGTCAACTGGATATAGTATAACAGTTGTTAATTTAGATAATTATCGTTTTAACGCATCGTCAGGAACTGGTTCTTTAACGACAACCATTGGCGGCGGATCGGCGACAGCGGAGACAATATAATATGGCACTAACGTATTCACAATTAGTAACTCAAATTAGAAATTATACAGAAGTAGATAGTAATGGATTATCTGATTCTACAGTTTCTGTAATTGTACAAAATACTGAAAATAGAATTTATAGAGAATTAAATATTGATGCTTTTAGATTATATGCATCAGCAGTAACTACTGCAGGAACAACAACTATTTCTGTACCATCAGGACTTCGTAATATTAGATATGTTGAAATGATTTCTCCAAATGGAGAATTTTCTACATTAGAACAAAAAGATAGTTCTTACATGGCAGAATTTAATAATCTTCCATTATCTTCTACTTATTATGATAAACCTAGATATTGGGCAAACTGGAATGAAACTACTTGGTTTGTAGCTCCTACTCCTAATACAACTTATGCAATTAATATTGCTTATTATTCACAAGGAACTTCTATAACTGCTGGTAATTCAGCAACTTCAACGACTTATATATCTACTTTTGCCCAAGATTTACTTCTTTATGGTTCTTTAGTTGAAACATATAAATACTTGAAAGGTCCTGATAATATGATACAAGTGTATGAACAATCTTATCAACAAGCCAGAGAATCATTTGGTGTTGAACAGACAGGTAGAAGAAGAAGAGACGAATATGTTGACGGAGAACCTAGAGTTGTAGTAGACTCGCCGCCACCAAGTAAATAATAAGGAGTTAATATGGCAAACATAGTACCAGATAGTTTTAAAGAAGAATTATTTGAAGCAATTCACGATTTTACAGCTTCTACAGGCGATACATTTAAAATAGCTTTATACAATACCGTTTCAGGTTTTGCAGCAGCAACAACTACAGTTTATAATGCAACAATCGGATCAAGTGTTGAAGTAACAGGTACAGGTTATACTGCTACGGGAGCAACTCTTGTAAATATTTCACCAACGGTTGCACAAAATGTTGCATTCGTAGATTTTAACGATGTAACTTTTACAACAGCAACTATTACTGCAGCTGCAGCTTTAATTTATAATACATCCAACGGAAGCAAAGCAGTTGTTGTATTAGATTTTGGTGGTAGCAAAACTTCAACAAACGGCGACTTTACTATTCAGTTCCCAGCAGCGAATTCAACAAGCGCAATCTTGAGAATATCGTAGTAGTTCGCCATAAAAAATTATGGCTAATAATACTTGGGGCATACATCCATGGAGTCAAGGCGAATGGGGTCAACAGACTACTGATGTAGTTGTTGAAGTAGGTTTAGCACAAGGTTGGGGCCGTGTTTCATGGGGCGAAGGAGCGTGGAATGAATCTGTTCCAATAGATGCTCTATCATTAAATTCAGGAACCATTTCTATAGTAGGTAAAGCAGAAGTTGCTTTAATCGGAAATAATTTACAAGTTGAAACAGGTACAATTACATTTGCTGGTAAAGCAACTGTAGAAGTTACAGGAAATAATTTAACATTAACAATTGGCAATGCCATCATCACTGCAAAATCTAATGTTGATGCAGATACAAATTTATTAAATATACTTGTTCAAAGTCCAAATATTCTTGCTGGTGGATCAGTAACAGATGCTGTTGTTGGTGAAGAATTAGATATTAATGTTGGAACAGTATCGTTTAGTTTAGATGATGTATTTACTGTAACAGGATCAAGCGTTCAAATAGGAGTAGGTCAAGTTGAAATTCAATTACCAACTATTATTGATGCTACAGGTTCAAGTGTTGTTACATCCGTTGGAGATGTTCAAATAAGTGGTAAAAACTTTGTAGATGTAACAGGTAATGAAGTTAATGTTCAAGTTGGTAATCCTACTATTTCACTAGGATTAGGAGTCACGGCTACCGGCTCTAGTGTAACGGTTAATGTAGGCACTGTTAACATAGAATCCAGATATTTTGTTACAGGAAATCAAGTAACGGTAGGGGTTGGAAATGTAATACTTTCAACAGATCAGGTAATAATACCTTCTTCAAATCAATTGACAGTAGGTTCAGGAAGCCCTATTATATATGGCTGGAATATTATAAATCCAACAACAGGTCAAAGCTGGTCTGCTATAAATCCAATCACAGGACAAAATTGGATTGAATTATAACAATAAAAGTGATATGGAGAATCTAATATGGCAAGTACATTTAGTAATTTAGGTTTAAACCTACAAGCGACTGGCGAAAACTCCGGAACATGGGGAGAATTAACTAACGTCAATTTACAAGAAATAGATAATGCAATCGCAGGTGTTGTAACAATAACACTAACAGGTA